CAGAACCAACTGGAGTAGCTGCAAGAGCGGTTGTTGAGAAACCAGCGCCGCCAGTACCGATGATATAACCATCAGTTACAGCTGAACCAGTTGTTGTGTCGAAGTTGTATTCTTGACCGACTGAGTTAGCGTTTGCAGAACCGTTAACTTGGATCTCGTAGACCAATGCTGGGTCTTGGAAAATCCAGAAAACGATTTGAGTAGCAGCTGCTAAAGAAGCGGCAGTGATTGATTTACCAACGGTACGACGACCTTCAGCGGTTGTATATTCTACACCGTCGAAAGAACCGTAAACTTTACCAGTGCCAGAAGCAGTTGCTGCGGCGATGGTTAATTGGCCTGTTGAAGTGATTGCCACGGGTGTGTACTGGTAAAACGCTACTTGAGCTCCGGTGAGGGAGTAAGGAGCTGAGTACGCACCACCAGTTGTGCTGGTGAGGTTAAAATTGTTGGTGCCAACGAATGGAACCGAACGATCTAAACCACTTGGGTGGTAAGCTGGCTTCAGACCAAAGGGTTGAAATACTGTAGACATAGTCTATTTTTCCTTTGTTTTTTGAAGAATGTTAAGAGAAACGAATGTTTTTATTATTCGCTTTTGCGGTCTCTTTTTCCATTTCCAAAAGTCCACCTTCCAAGACTGAACGCCCACCTTTACTTCCCTCAGCGGCACCACGCACTTGTGCGGTGATGTTGCGTTGGTGCTCGAGAGGTTCCTCGAGGTGAAGCATGCGCATTACTTCTTGGTAGATGTCCTCTGGTAACTTAAAGAGAACCATTTCGTTACAACTAACACAGCCTTCAAACTTGCCCGAGCTCATCTTGCCTAGTCCTTCAAAGCTAACTCCTAATTCACTAGCTTTAACTGGCTCATAACCCAACGCCATACGTTTGTCGATACTGTCGTAAGTATTGGTTGTTGATAACCAACACAAGTGCATCCCAGGGATAGTACCCGCTGGAATTTCGGGCAACGCACTATTTGCCCACTTGTCTCTAAACGCATCAAGGCGTTCACGACGTGCAATGTCATCTGGATCCGCAGTTGTACTACGTTCCAATACTTCTTGGACTCGATCAGCTAAGCGATCATCTAAGTCACGTTTAATTCTGTTATTTGCCATTTTAATTAACCTTTATTTTCACGATCATACTGTGCATAAGCACGGATCATTTTGTTTCGACGTTCTACATCATCCCATGCACCAGCATCTTTAATTGCTTGCACTCTGTCACGACTTAACATGATGGTGCCAGCTTTTGCGCTGGTGGTATTTGCAACCCGACTTGACTGCGTTGGGTTAGCACGCTTATTTGAACCACCTTTACTAGTGTAACGGTGCGGTAAGCGAGATGATAAACGACTATCTAACTCTTCCCAATATTCTGGATCAGATGGATCCCAACCATCGGCTACGAGTTCTTGGTCAATTACTTTGGCAATTCTACTATCGGTATCTCGAGCTTGCGGATCATACCAAGAGTTCTTTTTAAGCCATTTTGTTGCATTGGCTTGAACTTCTGTGCTGATCGGATTTGGCACATTTTGCTTAGGTGCCTTAGCTTGCTCGAGCTGTTGTTTTTTGTATTGTTGAGCTTGTTGCAGACGCTGTTTAGCTTCTGTTAATTGCTCTAAATACTCCACTTGAGCCGTAGCATCCCCAGTTTGGGACGCTTGAATTAGCTTCATCTTTGCGTATTCAACCTTAGTGGCTTCATCCTCAATGGATTTATCAATTTGGGCAAATTGATAAGAAACCGCTGTGTTTTCTACCGCAGCTAAGCGTCTTGCTAATTCTTCATTACGCTTCTCAAGTGCGCTAATCTTGTTTTTTGCAGAGATTTCACGCTGGCGCTTTAATTCTTTCTTTAGCTTGCGTTCTTCTCTACGAGCTTCACGAATCTGTTCACGCTCTTCGTCAGTTTCACCCTCAGCAGCAGCTTCATCATCGCCAGCTTCGTGTTCAGCTTCTTCGTCATCGTGATCTTCGTCTTTTTTCTTTGGTTTATCTTCTTTTTCAATCTCAACATCAAGATTTTCTGGAAGTTCAATGTTGGCTAAGACAGAGCCATCTTCTTGTTCCTTAATGGGAACATCTTTTAATTCATTTTCTGCCATAATTTTCTTTCAAAATTAATCCACAAATGCTTTCATGCGTTGCGCATACTCAAACGACTTAATGCGAGAGATGATTTCACGTGCTTGAATGGTAATGAACACCACTGGGGCTCCATCATCATCGGGCTGAACAACAAAACGATCACCGCCGTATTTAATTGTCCTTACCAAATCGCCAACTTGACACCATGGGCCTTCAATCCAAGGCTCTAGGTTATCTGGCGACTTATATGCAAGGGGACCAATTTGGATTACCTTGGCTACAGTCTCATTGAAACGTAGGGTTTGTTTGGTTTCATCCACTAGGATGATTCCGCCTTTACTGGTGGTCTTTTCTCGGCGCAGTTGCACCAATACTCGATCTCCAGCTACTTCAACACCTGGATCCACATCTGGAAAGCATTCTGCTTCCGAACGCAAATCTGGTTCATCTTTTTGTTTTACATCAAACACTGTTCAGTGCTCCTTAAAGCCGTTACGGCTTACTCTTGTTCATCATCCTCGGTTAAGAGGGCTTCTAGGATCGACATGGCTTGCTTTAAGCCATCCCGAGTACCCAATACTCTTTGATAGGAATCAAAGTTATGGATATTGGAACCGGAAGCTAGGACTTCGGTTGTATCTTTGTCCGCTTCTTTCAAGCGGCTAATGTATTCTGAAATTAAGTCCCTCATACTACTACTTATGCATAAAGGGCGAAAAATCCGCCCCAAATCTTAATAAAAGTTGCCGCCGCCAATTTCGTTTAGGTTCTTATCTGGACCAACTTTGGAGTCTTTAGCCATCTTAACTTGCTTAGCGCCAATCTTCCAATTGTTGTCACGATGTGAGCCAGAATTACCTTTATCGATGGTGGTTTCGCCAGGGCCGCCGCCAGAGCTTTGGATACCAGTTTGTTTGTAGGTTTGACGAAAACCTAATTCATCTTTTGCCATTATTGTTGTTCCTCAGTGGGTGGTTGTTGTGGTTGTTGCATAGCTTGTTGCTGTTGTGCTTGAGCCATTTGTTGTTGATGCTGTTCTGCTGATTGTTGTAACTCTTGAGCGTGTTGTTGCTGGGCTTGCTGGGCTTCAATCTGATGTTGAACCATCTGAGCTTGCTGATCAAACGCTTGCTGTTGTACTTGTAAACCATGCTGACGAATATCTTGGTCAGCTGCATTGATTGCATCCATAGCAGACATATTTTGCTGAGCATCCAAGGCAACTTGTTGCTGACTCATCTGTGCTTGAGCTGTAATCATTGCAATCCGCTCTTTAGCAGAGTTGTTGATATTTGCCATAGCAATATCGGTTGCATTACGTTGGTTATCAATGTTGGTTTGGGTGCTGTACTTGGTTTGTAACTCTTGAACTTTAGCTTGTAACTCAGCCAACTTGATTTGGAAGTCTTGTTGTTGAGCTTGATTATCTGCTTGCAACTTAGCTTGAGCTTCTTGGGCTTTACGCTGAGTCTCAGCCATCTGAGTCTTCATTAATACTTGTGCAGTTGGGTCAGCAAGAGCTGCTTGCTCCATTTGTTGCTGTTGCATCTGCTGAACTTGCTGTGCTAACTTCTGAATCACAGGCATAAATGACTGGAAGTCTTTTGCACTGTCTTGCGCAACCAATTGGGATGCTAATCCAAGCACTTGCTCACTGGTTTGATCCAATGGGCGCTCTTCATTAAGCTTAAGAATGTCTTCACCATCAGAAACCGCTGCAACATGGTTACGCATGGACTGCAAATAGTGCAATGTCATGTGTTGCTTGATGTGCTCGAGTAAATGAGGAGCAAAAGCAGCGCCAATGATTGGGCTACCACCGTAATTGGGGTCAAGTGCAAACATTAAATGCACTTTGATATGTGCTAAATGATCTTGGTCGGGGAAAGCGGCAGCCATATGACCCATAACCATTGAAACGTTCTCCAAAGCGGGGTTAGATTCTTTAACGCCCGTTGGATTT